AACTTACTAATGCTGCTATACAATGAAATCAACAACAAGGTGCAAGCTCAATAGCAGACGTAGTAACTCAATAACACACACAATATGGTAGAAGTAAATGAACTAACTCCTGAACAAAGACTAATGTGAGATATTCAAAACTTACAGAAGTCTAGGGGGTGGAAATATATAGTAGATGAATGGTTAAAAGATAAAGTTATGCTAGAACAAAAATTAAACAAACTGTCTACTACTATAAGAACTCAGGAAGAAATAATTGACATTAATTATATTTGAAATAAGATAGAATTAATAGATACAATGATTCTAATGCCACAAGCAGTAATAAATGAACTAGACCCAATAATTGACACTGACTCTCCTAATACATAGGGAGAGTGTAGTTAACAAATGACGATTTGCTGATTGCTACTCTTTATGTATCGCAGATATAACTGCACAATAAATATTATTCTTAATAAAGAACTATGACACACGAAACTAGCCAAGTTGAAGGCATAAATTCAAACGATGTAGAAGAAGAAGTAATTGATGAAACAACTGAGGATACTCAGTCTGAATCTGATAATGAAAATAAGGCTGCAAAAGGTAAATCTAATGTCCCTAAAATATTAGCAGAAAAGAACAAGTGGAAAGCAGAAGCTGAAAAGTGGAAAGCAGAAGCTGAATCTAAAGAGTTCAATGAAGAAAAAGCACAAGCTATGATTAACCAAGCTTTAGCTGCACAAAAAGCAACAGACTTCAAAAACCAAGAAAGAAACAACTTTGTTGAATCTTACGGAGAAGAAAACGTTGAAGCAGTAGAAAGCGTGTTACAAGAACATGGGACTTTATCTTATGAACAAGCTGCTGTTATTGCAGGAATTGGAGTTACACAAACAAGCAATCCAAACAAATATAGTTTTGCATGAAACACTCCTGCTTCGATTAAGAAAGCTAAAACTACTCAAACTTTATCTGATGATGAACTTAGAGCAAGTATAGTAGACCAATTCCAAGAAATGGGGTTCAGAAATGCTAGCTAATGGATTGTTATATATTAACAAATAACCATTATACACATGGCAACTACTACTACGTGAAATATAATGACTTCTGGTAATTTATGAGAATTTATACAAAGAGAAGCCATTAGAAACTTTGAATCAGCTTTATTCTTTAAACAAACTGGTAAAGTTGTATCACTTCCATTCGGAATGAATAAATATACTTTCCCTACTGTTGATAATAAAGACGGTGCTGCTATTCAATTAACAGAAGGTGTTACACCAACTGAAACTGCATTCTCTTTAACTAATGTTGAAGTTACTCTAGCTCAATACGGTTCTTATGCTCTATTATCTGATGTTGTTCTTACTGACTCACCAGTTAATGCTGTACAAGAAGCTGCATTCGAATTAGGTAGAGATTTAGCAAACAAAGCTGATGCTGTAATTCAAGAAGCTATTGACGGAGGTACTAATGTTATTTACGGTGGAACTGCTACTTCAAGAGTTGAGGTTGCTGCTGGATTTACAATGACTGCTGCTAAATTAGCTGAAGCTACTTCAAGACTTAAAACTAACGATGCTCCTTTCTTCGATGGAATGGCTTACGTTGCAATTATGCATCCTGATGTTGCTTACGATTTACAACAAGAATCAGGGACAGGAACATTTATTGACTTAAATAAATATACTGACTCAAACGCTAGAAAACCTTTAAAAGGTGAAATGGGAATGTTATTTAGTGCTAGAGTTGTTGCATCTTCAAATGTACAATTCTTCGCTGATGCTGGTGTAGGTGGAACTGTAGACGTTTACCCAACTTACGTTGTAGGTAGAAACGCATACGCTACTGTTATGGCAGGTGGAATGGAAACATTCATCAACGGTCTAGGTAGTGAAGGTTCAAATGACCCTTTACATCAAAGAATGTCTGTAGGTGGTAAAGTTAGATTAGCTTCTGCTATTCTAAAAGATGAAGCACTATACAGAATTGAAACTTCTTCAAGTTTAGGTGTTAACGCATAATAGAAATTGGGAGAGCTTAGGTTCTCTCTTTTTGCTTTATTCTTTATAATTAAAGGGTAGAGCAAAGAGATATTAATTAATAATACAACATTATGGACGTAAATTCAATTATAGGATTAGCCAGAACATTAACGCACACTGACGATGAACAAGTTACAGATACTAATGCTATGCTGTACGCAAATATTGTTTATCATGATATAGCAAACGCTATTATGGAAATAGATGAAGACTTCTTCTGGGATATATTTACTACAACTCCAATTGTTTGACAAAATGAATATACCTTTGCTGTATGAAGTGCTACTACAAGATGAATGAAAAAAATCGAAAGAATCCAAATTAAATGGGCTGATACAGATAGTTTTCAAACTTTAGTGAACTCTGATACTTTAGCAAATTATCCAACGACTACAGGTCGCTTAGATACTCAATTAGGTACAGATGAGTGATTCTTTGATATAAAAGACGGTTCATACTTTATTTATCCAGCTCCTACTGAAGCAGTAACTGATTGATTACAAGTTCAAGCAACTACAACTCTTATTGATTTAGTTTTATGAGGTGCTGAGAATACAGTATTCCCAAGAAATTCTGATTTAAGAGATTACCACCAAGTTATATCTATTGGGATGAAGCAATATATTTATTCTCAACAAGGATTAACAAATGATAAAAACGATTCTATTAACGAATACAATCAAAAGAAAGAAGAAATGTTAGATACTATTAGAGATAGATTCTTTAATCCAGTAATTACACAACTACCAAACGCTTATAGCTTAAAAAATTAAACATGACAGAAAGAACGTACAATACAGCCTTTAAATGAATGTTTGAAGATGATTATTTAACTAATTGAGCGAATTATATTGAACACAATAATGTTACTTGATTAAATACAGGGTACGCACTAACTCTATGACCTAAACTAGATAAACAATTACTTACAAATTGAAATGCTCCTAGAACTATATTTGGTAGAGAGTTAACGAGTCTAAGTTTAGAACAAATGGCTGTATGATGTGATAATTGAGAAATATATAAATTAACTTCTACTGACAACACTCCTGAATACACTCTATCTAGTGGTTGGAATATAGTTAATTGAGAACTTTTATTAAGTGGTTCTTTATATATGTATTTTGCTGCTAAAGACCCTTCTTCATCTTCTAGTTCTATAAATATAGCTCAAGTATTATATACAGATTTTGTATCTTGAAGTTTTGCATCTATTAATGAAACATTTTTAAGTATAAATAATATATATACTCCACCGATGCTTCAAGACTCTAGTGTATTATGGATTTGATGATTAAATACAGTTTATAGGGTTTCTAATACATGAGTTGTAGTTTCTACATCTATATTTGATAGATATGTAACATGAATAACTAAGCAATGAACACAATACGTTGTATATACCGATGAATGAAAAGCAACTTATTGGGATTGAGTTTCTTCAACGATTACAGCTACAAAAGATTTATGATTTATACCAGCAAGAGTTAAAAGTGAAGCATGAATAGACCATATAATTACTACTGATTGAGATTATTATGTATGAAGTTGATATACATTCCAATTAGTATCAAGAAAAAGACAATCAAATAGACTAGATGACAACTCTCAATATATAAAGAAAATAGATTTTACTCCTGATTTTATAACATGACAAAGTATTTCTGTTTGAAGATGAGGTATATTTATAGCATCATCTGATACAAAACCTTGAGTATATAGGAGAGAAAGTATTATAAAATGATTAGCTCAATCATTCCATAAATCTATTACAAAAGATAATTGAAATTTTGACTTTGATGAGGTATTTACAACAACATACTTATCAAAAGGGCAATCTAAATTGTTAATAGGTAAGCAATCAAATACTACAAGTTACTGAGTTGATATATTAGACTTAAATACTAAAGTTACAGCAAAAGATTGATATGCAGTTACAGATGTATTCACAGGTTGAACTACATTTAGTAAACAAATAAAAAAATTTAGAATAACTACAAGTGATACAAGTTGAGATAATTTTATAAAACTATACTTCAGAAAGAATAATTCATCAACTTGGACTTTAGCAAGAACTATAAATAATAGTACCAATACAATAGATAGAAAGTCAATTACTGAAGTTACATGAGATTTTATAGATATACAGTTTAAAGTCGAGTTACATAATGACAACCAAGACGATACTCCTCCATTATTACATGAATTGTACCTAGAATATACTATAAACAAAAACAATGGCTAAATCAGAAGAATATAGAGCAGAATATTTAAAAGATTATAAAGAACCAGTATTTGAACCTGAAAAGGTTGCTGGGATAAATGATATTACTATAAATACTGCAATAAGTATTGAATAATCGGATAAAATCCATATACTTTAAACAATAACTAAAAAAATTTATGGTAGTTAATACAACATGAGCTGGAAGCACTGTTCCAACTTGAGAATTACAAGAAGATTTCAATGTAGAATGATTAAATGATTTTAAACTCCCTACAGAAACAACATGAACTGGTAGCACATTGACTACTCCAGATATAATTGAGCCTGTTCAACAAGAAGAGGTTGTTTCTGCTCCTATAGAACAAGTTACAACTCCAGTTGTAGATACAAAACCAGTAGAAGTTACTCCTGTAGAAAAAGTAGAGCCAATTGCTACTCAACCTATTGAATCTGCTCAAGATATTAAATCAAAAGAATTAGATAATCAACAAAAAGAATCTACACAAAAAGAAACTGAAAGACAAGCAAGAAATCAAGATATATTAACTAAATCTGCTGCATTTGATGAAGCTGCTAAGGCTTGAAATCTAGAGTTAATGAATCAATTAGCTACAGATAATCCTGATTTAAAAACAGCTTTTAATACTTCTTTAAGAAATGTTTTTGGAAATAAACAAAACTTAACTTTCTTTAGTCAATATCAAGGTGCTACAAATGATGAGATGAAAGCATGAGTTGATGACGGTTCTATTGTTATCTGAAGTAAACAATATAATTTACTACCAGAAGAACAAAGAAGAAGATTCGAACAATTTAATAAATTAAATGCTTGAAAAAGAACAGATTTCTCAAATGATAATCAAAACACTATATCAACAGAAGATATTACTGCTAAAGTTCCTACATTAACAACAGTAGATTTTAGAGCTGAAATGAATAAGTTACTAAGTGCCCCTGAATTAACTCAGACTAGAGCAGACTTAGAATCAAAACAAAATGAAATCACTGAAATTGATGATGCTCTTGAAGCCTTAGAAGATGACTTAGTAGATGAATTTCCATGAATGCCTAGAAGTTTTATATTAGCAGAGAAAGCTAAAAGAAGTAAAGACTTAATTAGGTCTAAAAATACACTTGTAAATCAATATAATGCTAAATTAGGTACTTATAAAGACATCAAGAGTAACATTGATATGGAACTTGACGTACTTAAATTTGAAGATGCTCAAAATAAAGCAGTATATCAAACTGAGCTAGAAAGATATAAATCAAATAGAGCTGAAATGAGAGAAGATGAAAAACTTAAATTCTTAGAAGATAATAAAAAGTTATCTGCTGAAACTCAATTCGAAAGACAAAAAGAATTGGCTGAATTTAATAAAAAGTTATCACAAGAAGGAAATACGTGAGGTAAATACTTCGATGACGGAGAAGGGAATATGGTTTATGTAAAAAATGGTAAAGAAATTAATGTATTAAGTTGATTAGGTAAAACAGTTTCTACAAGTGAGGATAATAACTACACTTGGCAAATAAAAGAAAATGAAGATGGATGATACACTGCATTTGGTTTACCAAAAAAAGGTGGTAATATTATGCAAAAAACATATACAGCTAATTGAGCTGAATCTACTGATTATATTAAATCAACTGGTACTGGAGAAATAACTTCTCACGGAGGTAAACATGATAAATTCCAATGACTAGATATTGACGGGAATGTATGAGACCCTATAGCAGTTCCATTATGAGGTAAAGTACTTGAAGTATCAAAACATCCATGATATGGGAATACAATGTTAATTGAAATGTCTGATTGAAATAAAATCAGATACTCTCATTTAGATACAGGATACTTTAAAGAATGAGATACAATTGGTAAAGGTTCTATTATTGGTACAATGTGAAACACTGGTAATGTTCTTAAATTAGATTGAACTAAACCTAATGCACAAGAATTAGCTCAATGATTTGGTTCTCACTTAGATATTGTAACTACAGACCCTGAGGGAAATGTAAGAAGTGGTAAAGAAACTGAATCATACTTAAATAATATTGGTCTTAAAAAAGAAAGTTCAGACGTTTTATCAAAGGAGGAGAAAGTTTTCTTTAATCAACAACAAAGTAAATTTTTATCTAATCCACAAGTTAAAGCATTTGAGTCAGCATTATCATCTGCATGAGATTTAAGTCTATCTCTTGATGCATCAAGTTGACCTGGTGATGTTGCTGCAATATTCCAATTTATGAAAACACTTGACCCTGCATCTGTAGTAAGAGAATCAGAATTTGCAGTAGCTGGTAACAGTGCAGGTATATCAAGTAAACCTGAAATTCTATTAAATAAGATATCTACTTGAGAATTACTTACAGATAATCAAAGAATAGAATTTGGTAGATTGGCATTTGAGTATGTTAAAAATAAATGAAAATCTTATGATAGGGTATATGATGATATGGCAAGAATTTTAGACAATAATTGAATATGAGGAAGTAATTTACCTACCAGAGCAACTGATTTAGTAGATGAATTTAATAAAAATAAAATAGATGTAATTAGTTGAGGGAAAACATATACAACAACTAGTGGTTACTCTTATGATACAACATGAGCTAACCAAGAAAGGTCTAATTTCTTTAATAATTAATATAAAAAACTATGGCAACTTGAAACTTTGCAGTAGATTTAGGAATTGAGCAAGAAGATGTATTCTGAGCAACTACAGATATGTCTAGTCCAGCTTCTTATTTACAAGACATACAAAACGTAGTACAGCCTACTTCTAATATTCCAGAAAAAGCCGAGCAAGAAATTGACTTGGCTAGTTTTGGTTTGCATAATATGGAAGAATACCAACTAATGGTAAATATTAAAGAAGACTGAGGTACTGAACAGGACTTTAATGAAATATTAGAACAAGTAAGAGCTGATAAACAAGTTAAAGATGAAGTGGTTGAAGATGAGATATCTTGATTAGATGTATGAGTTAAATCATGAAAATGATTAAGTTCATTTTGAGAAGATATTAAATTATGATGAGCTAAATTATGAGAAGATAGTATAATTTGAGGAATTGGGAAAACAATAGGTAATATTCCTTGAGATTTTGTACAAGCTGTATGAGAAGCGGTAGAGTTAGTTTCTGACCCATTATGAACTACTAAATCCATATTAGACTTATGACAATGATTATCAGATAAATTAATTTTTAACGCATTAAATAGTCTTACTTGAAAAAATGTAGAGGGGAGTGAAAAAAGTAAAATAGTTGATGCGGTTTCAGAAGATTTACAAAGAAACTTTTGAAGTATTGATAAAGCAATTGAAACTATAACAAATAGCCCAGTTGATAGTATGTTATTTGTTAAATGAATTATAAGAAGTGCAAAGAAGGTTGCATGAGAAGAAACTTTAAAAGATTTGGAGTCTATAGAAAAAACTATTCCTGAAAAATTAAATGAATCTGCAATTAAAGATGTAGAACAAGCACTATGAACTACTAAAGAAAAATTTAAACAAAAATGAAGAGAGTTAGCTCCTGAAATAATTGATAGATGAATAACTTGAAGCAAAGAAGAAATACAACAAATGGCACAATCTAAAGTATCTGACTTTTGAAACCAAATAAATGATTTTATAGATTCTGGTAAATTAAAATGAACAGTAAAAAGGGATGATTTATTAAATGTGTTAGATGATGTTAGAAAACAATGAGAAGTATGAGATGTTATCATTGATGAATCAATAGTAAAAGCAGCTGATAATTTTTCAGATGTAATCAGTTGATTTGGTAAAGAGATTCCTGCTGAAAAAGCTAGAATAATAAGACAAATGTTTGATGATGCCGTTTATAATACTAAATGAATTGTTTCAGAAGAAGCCTTAAGTCTTAAAAATAATATAAAGAAGTGATTAGCAGATAATATTAGAAAACAATTAGCTGAACAAAATCCTGATTTAGATGTTATCAATAAAGAATTTGCATTCTACAAAAAACTAGATGACACACTTACAGAAACATTAAATAGACAATGACCTCAACAAGGATGATTAACTTGAAATATAGCAGCATGAGGTTGATTATGAGCTTGAAGTGTTATATTCTGAGATATATCTTGAGCGGTAGCAACTGCTGTAGCTGCTAAGTTTTTAAGTGAAGCAATGAAGTCAACTAAATGGAAGACTGTTTCTGCACAAACAAAAACAAAATTAGCAGATGCATTAGCTTCTGGAAACCAAGCTGAATCTACTAAATTAATTAATAAAATATCTAAAGAGGTATTGAATAAGAAATTAGAAATAGCTGTATGAGGACAAGTAACTGAAAGTAATTTAGAACTAAATAAATAAATATGACTATACTTATTACATTAATATCAATATCATCTTTAATAATTTTATTAAACTATTTTAAATGAATATGGAAACATATTCTTAATAATTTATTAGGATATTTTATTACTGTATTATTTTTGTTATGATTGTTAGCTTGATTAATTGATTTACTATAATATTATGCCAAGAACTATACCAACTACCCCGTATACAACGAGGACAGAACCTACTATTTGATACGAGAACCCTCGTTATGTAGTAGGGACTGCATTATGTGATATAAT